ACCTGCCGGCCTTTGTGATCGAGCACGGGCCGCGGTTCGGATGCCTCGACGCCGATCATGGCAAGCATGACCACGGGGTCGAAGTTCTTCAAGCCGTACTTCGCTTCGATCTGCTCTTGCATCTGTTCCAGGAGCTGGGTCGCGCGGTTCTTCGATCCCGTGCGAGCGACGCCGCGACGGGTCCCGTCTTTCGCGAGCTTGAGTTCCTGAGTGTTTTCGTCGCTCATGATCAGGTCCAGGTTCTAATTTCACTACTTAGAAGGTCTCAAGCGAGTTATAGCGCCCAGGCGGGGCGATGCTCAAGCGAGGATCTAGGTCCAGAGTGCGACGATGCAGGACGACGGTTCCAGAATGCTAGATGCGCGCGTATGGGCAGGGAAACTCGGAAGAAACGATGATCTAAGTCCCTGGACCCTACTGCGCTCGATCCTGGCACCAACAGCGGTATACTGGAATATCAAGCACATAGCACCTGGCACCAACAGCCCCTGACCACCGTGTTGGTGCTTTTCACCCACAATCCCTGAGCAATATCAACGGTTTAACCACCGGCACCAACAGCACCAACAGCACCAACCCATAAACGCACATGCGCGCGCGTGATCGTGCGCGTGTTAGCACCAACGCCCTTACCGCGCCCAGGATGCCCAGACAGCCGTCAACACGACCGCGAGAACGAAACCGACAACCGGCTGCGCGACAACGAGATCCCGCAACACGTCAAGCAAGTTCGGGTCCACTTTAATCGTCTTCACTTCGCAACTCCCTCAATGGTCAGCGACAGCGAACGCGCGGCCTCGACGACGTCCACGATGATCGGGACGAGCACAGTCAAGATCGTGATGGCGACCACAGCCAGCAGAATGAACCCAACGAGGCTGCGGTCGAAGTAGTGGCGAAGTTCAAGCATGATCCGTCTCCCGTTGATGTCCGTTCACGACATATAACCGAGTTATGCCCAGCAATCAACCAGGCATAACTCACTTTTATCCTCAATCCCCAGTTGACGTTGATTTCTCAACGATCTCGAAGGACCCAGGTGGACCCTGCGTCGTGATCATCACGGGCGGGTGCTGCGTGCCGAGAATCGTCAACCGCACGGCTCCACCCGCGACAAGATCCGCAAGCTCCTTCGGTGTCGGCTCCCACACCGACGTCATAGCCGGGAAGCCGTTGCACTCCTCGTCCAGGATCGCGAGGCAGTAATACTCATCCTGCGACTCGGCCAGGATCCTCGTCGCGTTAACTATCCGCAGGGGCAGCATACTCACACCTTCTCAAAGAAGTGCCAGACGTAGCGACCATCCACGACGGAGCCGAGATGCGTCATGCCTGTTCCATCGAACGACTGCCCTGTGCCGATGCAGTGGACGACGTGGGGCTCGACCAGCGCCTCGAATGGGTCAACGAGCGACCAGATCGTAGGCGCCATGTCCTGCATCATCAGCGAGATGAACTTCGCGCCTTTGGGCAGCATGATCGTCTGCTCCTCGACGACCTTGAGACGGTGCTTCCAGACTTCCATTGCGTTCCTCCTCAGAACGGTGACGTGGTGAACAGCCGGAGCTGTGCGCCTTCGGGCGGCTGGTTGATCCCACGGCCTTGCTCGAACGACTGGGCGGTAACCAGCTGCCACCCACAGACGACCGTTGCCTTCCCTACCCCGTTGACGTGAGCAACGTCCGCGTCCCCGTGCCCATTGTCCACCATCTGTTTAAACGCGGCGGCGAGTTCGGCTACTGTCACTTGAGGATCCCCTTCCCGTTCAGATAGATCCGCACAGCCGACCAGTCGACGTGCGGGCGCGCGAACCCGGCCAACTGATGCAGCGGGCAACCCAAGGCTGCGTCGTCGATGTAGAGCTGACAGTAGGCCTTAGGGCTTGCTGTCCACTCCTGCTGCTGCGGGTTCTCGTTGATACCGAAGAGCGGGATCGCGTGACGACTGAACCACTCGCAAGCCTCAGCCAGCGACACGCCTGACCGCATCGTCCACAGGATCAGTCGATGCTCTTGCTCGACGAGATCACGCAGTACCTGCACAGCACCTGGGACGTCCCGGCCAATGGCCGGGAACCGATGATCCACGCAGGTGCCATCGAAGTCGACCCCGATGATCATGCTCCCGACCCCACGACGTAGAAGCAGATGATCCCAGGCGATGCGGAAGGCGACCCTGGCATCACGCAGGCATGGTACTTCATGTCCTGCGAGGGTAGCACGTCCTCGTCACCGAATGGGAAGAACCGCTTGATCGGCGTCCGCACGAGCGGGTGGTCACCGGGCAGGAGCGTCACCTCATACCCTTCCCCTGTCACCACGACCGACTCGAACGGGATCGGTGCGCAGTCCTTGTCCGAGCAGCAGGTCGGGTCGTACCACTCATGCGCGACAGCCTGACCAGCCGTCGCGAGAATGAACAGGGCAGACAGCAGGTGCGATCTCATACCACGTCTCCTTTCGGTTTCATCATCGAGTGCTTCGGGCGCGGCGTCACGCGAACGCCCGGGCACGCCTTGAACCAGTCGTCTGCGGTCAGGCGCGTCGAGCATTCTCGGAACCCGCCATCAGGCCAGTCGAGTCGACACTCATAGCTGTCCTGCTGCGAGATGCGATCCAGGACCTGCCGCAGCAGCATGTCGAACTGATCAGGCCGGTAGATTGTCAGGTTGCCCGTCTTGCTCGTGTGGTTCATGCCGCAGCTTTGACCCTCCTTCGCCTCCTCCATCACGAGGCGGCACAGCTGCTTCGACGTGAGGCCACCCCAGACGTGCATCCGGTCGAACTCGGGGTCGTCCGGGTGGACAAACTCGACGTCGAACGCGCGGTGGGCGATGGTATAGCGCGTGCCTATCCGCACCTCAGCAGGCTTGTGCCCTACCGTCGTGAGCGCCGCAGGCTCTGCGTAGCTGGGAGTCGATAGGATGTCCTGGTCGACGAAGTCGGCATCGGAGGCGTTCCATACCGGCAGATCCTCCCATGGCTTGTCAGAGCGAGGCGGTGTGAGTGTTTCCCCCGCGACGACCCGGAGCGATGCAGCAACCGCCTGCTGACCGAGCTCTGTGAAGGGCTCGCAGGCGTCCGGATGCCGCTCCATGATGCCTTCGACCGCTTTCTGCATGTCGGCCTTGAACTGATCGAAGTTCTTGACCTTCGGCGGGCGGTCGTCGGTCATCATGTCGTTGAGCATCGCGTCCCGCAGCACAGCGAGGGACGCCATGGCCTTCGTGATATGCGACAGCCCGGAATCCGAGTCGATGTCTTCGCCTTCCCACCAGGAGTCAATGTGTCCCTTCGCCGCATCGACGTAGACGGACGCGCGAACACCGGCCACCCGGTAGTTGTGTCGCCCGTACTTGCGCGCGCCTTCGAGCATGGCGACGCCTAGTTCCCAGATGATGGTGATGGGGACGGTGCAGTATTGCCGCCACTTGCGAACGCCTACGGCGTCCTTCGGATTGGTGTCTTTCAGCATGGTAGCTCCTTGACGTCGAGGGGATGGGACAGCAGGATCTGATCCTGCCCAGGTCGAACGAACCAGATATAGTGGCCGTCCGTCTTGACGAAGTGCGCAGCCTCATCCAAGACGAGGATCCGCGCACCAAACTTCTCCGGCAGTGGTGGCCAGTCAGACCGCCTGACGCGCGAGCGACGCAGGAAGTCTTTGAACGTGCAGGAGTCATAGGCCGACCGATATGACCGCCAGGCTGCTGCCCGCGCTTTGCCTGGTGACGACGCGAACACGGGATGGTCGGTGTGCCCGAGCACGGACACCGCATACTGCTTCAGCTTGAAGTCATCCGCGGGCATAGTGCTGAACCTTCTGCACCTTTGCAGCCTGCGCTGCGTTGCCGAACTCGATCTCGAGCGCGATGCTCGGGTCCAGCATCAGCACGACGGCCAGGAGGTCGTTGAGCTCCGACACGATGCGGTCGCGGTTGGTCTTGTCCGGCTCGTCCGGGTGCCACGAGTCGAGGCCCCAGTGCTGCGCTTTCAACGCCTCCTTGCCAACCTCGCAGGCCTCCTCCGCGATCTTCCCGAGCAGGTGCTCCTTGAAGTTCATTCCCATGTCCCTTCCGTGATGGTCACGGGCACGACCTCGAACCCGTCATGACCAAGGTTCTGCCGCGCCGAGTTCGTCGCCGCTGCCCGCGTGTTGAAGATCTTCGCATCGTCGAACGAGCCCCAGGACGAGCGGTCCTCATACATCCGACCGGTCGACCGACGCGGGGTCAGGTAGACCCAGGCTGCGCCCGTCCAGTGTTTCGCCACGCACTTCATGGAACTTCCCTCTGCAAGATGGCATGGGGCACGAACTGCGTCCCATGCTTGTGGTGCTGAACCTGGCAGACACGATGGCGGTCGCCGTTGATCAAGACATACTCGCCCTCTCGCGGGCACGCCATGAACCACTCGTCCCTGAACGCGTCACCCATGCGCCACTGGCACCTGACCAGGATTGCGTTCATCCGATCACCCCCAAGGCTGCGAGCATCTTCTCGCGGAAGGACGCGTCCTCTTGCATCTTCTGGCGATAGGTCATGAGCAGGAGGTGATCCCGCTCGACAACCGACGAGCGGAAGGCGTGGCCCCAGCTCTTCATGTGAGGGTAGGCGCGCCCCTGGTGCAGATCGTGCGCCGCCCGCTCCTTTGCGTCGAGTGCGATCTGCAGCGGTGAGCCCCACCATCCACCTGAGGATGGTGCACAACCTGCGACCTCGGCCGAACCTGAACCCAGTGCGACGACGTTCGACACACCGAGCGCTTCTGCCGCAGCCTTGACCCCGACCGACGGCACCGCGACGGCGCCTCCAAGCAACGCAATGAGGGAACGACGGTTCATCCGATCACCTCGAAGTCCTTGCGCACCAGGATTTGGTTGCAGTGAGGGCAGACGATGCCTTCGTAGGAGCCGCACTCGCGACCCATCGAGTAGCGCGAGCCGTGCTTGATGTCCGTCTCGTCGAACGTGAGCACGCGACGGCAAGACGTGTCGGTGCACGTCGTCCGGTAGCGGACCGGGTTCGCATCTGAGTGTGTCTCGATCATGCGCAGTCGCGGCAGACCAGCTCGCCCTCCCGATCCGCGTCCTCGGACGACTCCTCGTCAATCGGGCACCACCAGCCGCAATCCTCGCAGCGGAAGATCTCACCGTCGAGCCATTCCAGGAACTCGGCGTCGTCCTCGAGCTCCATCAGGTCGTGCTGCTCGAGCACGGAGGACAACTGATCGCAGGTGCCCCGAAGGGCCTCTGCGATCTTGCCCCAGTTGTCCGGGACGTCAGCCATCTGTCTTCTCCGGGTTCGAGAACGTGATCCGCCCAGCGATCTCGCCCGCGATGGCTTCGCGAACCAGTTTCTGGACGTCGGTCGACAGCTGGGTGCCGCCGTAGGACGAGCCCTTGATCGCTTCCCGGACGGCCGAGCCGATCTTCGAGTCGACCAGCGACTGGACGTTGATCTGACCGACCACCTTCGCGACCTCGCGAGCGATGGCTTCCTGCGTCCACGCCTTCACGTCGTCGCGACCGATGCCCAGTTCGTTGACCATGAAGTTGCGGAACATCTTGTACTTGTCAGTCGAGTCCTGCTGCATTGTCTTTCTCCGTTGTTTCTATCACTTGGTTATAGACGTCCTACCCCACGGTGTCACGTCCGAAAGCAGGTGGGCCCCAGCTTATGCCAGGGCCCGCCCGTTCACTTCAGCAGTTCCTCGACCGAGCCGTCGAACTCGACGTCCGGGATGATCACCTGCGGGCGGAACGTCACCTTGTAGTGGTAGACGGACACGTCCGCGGGCTCCAGCTGCTCGACGAAGTAGGTCACGTTGTCCGACAGCCCGAGGAAGTGCTTCTTGAACGCGTCGGGCCCGGTCTTGCAGGTGACGGTCAGCTGCCCAGCGGAATCATTGTTGCCGAGGCTGCACCGACCTTCGAGGGTCAGCATGTAGGTGTCGGTGATGCCGTTGTAGAACACGATGCGCCGGTCGATCTTGAAGTTGTCGGCGTCCTTCGACAGGTTGTGGGACGCGACGTCCGCTTCCGGCACGCAGGCCACCAGCCCGAGCAGCAAGGTCATCGCGAGCAGTATCTTCTTCATGGTCTTCTCCTCAGAATGGCACGCCGTCGTCCGGGTCAGTGGACACGCTGCTTGCCTGTTTAAACGCCTCGGGGTCTTCCTCCGGCTCCTCGTCCTCCTCGGACGGTTTCTCGACGTCGGGCTTCCACCCAGCCTCGATCATCTGCTCCCGCACAGCAGGCGCGGCTGCGTCACCGACGTTCTCGAGCACTTCGAGCACGCGGATCCAGGACTCGAGCGTCAACTCGATCGAGATGTCTTCTGCCTTCGAGATCCCGTAGTGCAGATTCTCGCGCAATGTCTTGAACCGCGAACTGATGCCCGAGTAGCCAAGCGCGCCTGACCACGAGTGAGACACAGTCGGCTTCTTGTCGTCCCAGTCGAAGGTGCCTTCGTAGCGGTCCTCCGAGTTGCGCACGACCTTCCGGACGATGGTGTCGACCGGGCAGGCGAGCAGCGCTTTCTTGATGGTCGACGCGTCGAGGAAGGAGTACATGGACGTCCGATCCTCGGTCAGCTGGATCGACTTCATCTCGTAGGTGTAGAGCGACGGCTTGCGCAGGTCGGTGACGCGCATCCCGCGGTAGAACAGATACTCGCTCTCACCCTCGTAGATGGCGACCGACGCGTCCTCGTAGAGCTTCTGGCGCTCAGGCGGAAGGAAGATCGACCCGAGGTCCTTGTAGGCTTCCTCCATCGCTTCGCACTCAACCACGATGACTGTCCGCTCGTCCTTGATGAAGTCTCCGATCACATGGTTCTGGTAGTACTCCTCGTCGCAGGTGAACGACCAGCCGTCCTCGTCGCGGACGTTCGCCTCGAGCTCCCGGACAGCCATCCACGGCTTCCAGTGCTTGCCGAGCTCCGTCGTGAAAGGCATCTCCTCGTAGGACCAGCGTGCCAAGATCCCGCGGCGGCGCTTCATGCGAACGCGCGCGAACGTCTGCCCGCGGAAGTCCTCGTCCTTCGTGTAGAACTCATACTCCTCCTGCCCGCGGAACAGCTTGAACGTCCCACCCAGCCTGAGGCAGATCGCCACGGCATTCTTGAGGCCCGTCCCGAACTTGCCGATGGGGTTGGTCGAGCCGGGTTTCGCGCTCATCCCGAAGGTGGTGAAAGCAGCAATGGGGACGACCCCGTGGTTGTGAAAGACGATCATCAGCAGCCCCTCGTCGTGATCGGATGAGTGATCGGGCCGCGGACCCACAAGGTCCACGACGCGCGACCGTTGAGCAGCCGGTCGATCCGATGCTCGTAGTCGTGAGTGATCTTCCCGAACCGTCCCGGGAACCAGGTGCGCAGTTCGACACGTTCGGACATCGGCAGGCGCACCTCCTCGACGTATCCGCCCCACAGGATCAGCCGGTAGGCGACACCGAAGTGGGTGTGGAAGCATCCCGGGGCGTCTGCGCCCGTGAACCGATGCAGCCCGATTGTCCATCCGCGCAAGCCGAACCACTCGAACCCGTCGAAGACCTTGAGGCCTTCAGGCGTGAAGATCGAGTAGTCGGCGCGGCCTTCACGTCTCTTCCTTGACATGTCCAACCTCCGTGTGCTGCTCAATGAGCGAGAGCAGTTGCTTCTGGCAGTAGAGCATCGCCTGCGGGCCGTAGCCCTTCGGGAGGCACACCGCGAACCCTGCGAACTGATGGAACAGCTCCTCACCTTCGACGACGAAGTTCGGGCGCTTCCCGTGGTTGTCGCGAACGTCACGCGCGGCGCAGGTGCGACCCACGGGCAGGTGACTCGTTTCCTTGCACCATGCCCAGTACTTTAGCTGCTGCGCGTTCTTCGGGTCGATCTCGACCCACGGGCCTTCGCCGCGGAACTCGCCGGGGCCCGGGTTGCGGATGAAGTAGCGATCCATGTCAGAACCCCTGGTTCGATTGCGGACGGCCAGCCTGCACCCACTGGACGTGCCAGTAGGTGGCTTGCGCGACGAACTCGCGGTCCTTCATGTCCGGCTCCCGCCCGACGACTGCGACTGTCTTTCCGAACATGATCAGCATGCCGGCAACCCCAAGCAAGAGCGAACCTCGTCGAGGCGCACCGTCGGACGACGGCTCGGCGTGTCGAGGATCATGGAGCCGCTGACTCGCGGCACGTTCGGCATCCGCTTGTTCCAGCCGCGAGCGGTGCAGATGTTCGAGACGCGCTTCGTCTCAAGGTCGAGCGCCTCCCCGATCTCTGCGGACGTCACGTCCCAGTCGCGCGGGTTGGCGTACTGCCAGATGCGGAAAGCGTCCGCCATATTCTTGATCTTGCTCACTGTGACCTCCGTTGCTATCACCGAGTTATAGACGCACTACCGCACGGTGCCAAGCACGATCTTAGGTCTCAGCCGTGCCGGTCGAACGCGTCCGCGAGCATCGCGCAGTTGTTGCAGGTCCAGGGGTCGGGCAGCTTGGGAACGTGGTAGACGAATTGCTTCGGTTCGCCGCAGACGTCGCACTTCGGGCGTGGGTCGAACGTGTACTCCTGGACGCACTTGTAGAACCAGTGCGACTTGAACCTAAGGCCGCGCTGCACCTGGAAGTTGTCGATGGTCGCCCGCACCGCAGCCTGCAGTTCCTTGACGTGCTGCTGCGACAGGTCGAAGATAGGGTCACCGTCCTCGCCCACATAGTCGTCCACCTGCCCGTCCTCGATCTGCTCGAGCCAGTCGCTCGCGTCGAAGAACGACGACAGCTTGAGGACGTGGGTGTGGCAAAGCGCGATGGTGTAGACCTGATCCGGGTCGTCGCCCATCGCCTCGGCTTCTGCCTCTTCCTTTGTCGCGGATCCACCGCGATACATCTCGCCACCGTCGGTCGAGTAGTACCAGAGTGCTTGTGGGTCGAACGGGCCTAAGGTCATGACGTCCTCGCTACGAGATATTCCACGAGCAGTTTCGCGGAGGTGAAGGATGGTTGCTGGAGGAAGATGTCCTTGCGGACGCCGTCCTTCAGCCAGTTGAACTTGTCCTCGAACAGGTACCAGCCACCGTCGCGAACGCGAACCCACCAGAACGCGCGACCGCCTGCTCGATCACGCGCAGTGAGCCAGTTGCACTGGTGGACGAGTCGATCCTCGCCCTTGTTGCCGAACCGGACTAGGGTGTCCGACCGGGCTGGCAGGTCCTTCAAGAACTTGCCTTCGAGCCAGATCTCCACGCCGTTTAAACAGGCATTGGTGTCCGGGATCCCAGGAGTCAGCTTGTCCTCAATCCGCTGGACGTGAGCGCCCAGGGCTTTGAGGTGTGATCGAAGGGTCTGGGTGGCCGTGGTCTCTGTCATAGTTGTGTCCCCAATGCCATTGCTGGCAGTAGGGGCAGAGGTAGGTTCGCACCTCTCTCCACCCCGTTGATCCATTTGACTCAGCATAAGCCATCGAGCGGTCAGCCGCTGCTTCATCCTTGTAGCGCTTTTTCTTCCCGCAGACAAGATGCTGAGCCATCCCGCTAGTCTCCGTGGTTGCAGCCTTCGGCACAGTCGGGCGGGTTCAGCCACTCGCTCAGCGCCCGCGCGTTGAGGGTCGTTGGCATGTCCCCACCCTGATGGGATTTGATCTCGGCAAGCACGAGTTCGCACTCAGCCAACCGCAGCTCTGCGGCAGCGCGGTTCGACGCCTCCCGCGCGCGTTCGACCTGCGCCCGCTTGAGCTCCACGTCCTTCAGCCGCAAGGCCGACTTCAGCCCCTGGATCTGCGGAGCCATGCGCGCGACCTGCCCCGAGTAGTGGGACATGTCCTCGAGCTCCTTCTCGAGCCGGATCAGGTCGGTGTCCTGCTTGGTGATCCGCTCGGACGTCTGCTTCGACAGCTCATAGGCCCACCGCGCGACGTCACGCGCCTGGGACTCGACGTTGAGCGGGCGCAGCCTGCCGCCGAAGACCTGATCCGTGATCAGGCCCCAGCCTTCTTCCCGATAGCGCGCGTCCAGACGAGCATCGCGCTCCTCCTGCGGTTCGGGCATCGCGTCAGAATCACCGTGCTGCATCGTCGGGCCCCACTGCGGAAAGAACCATAGCGAGGTGGATCACTTCGCCCTGCATGACCGCATCCGCCAGCGCGTCGTGATGACCGCCCTCGGTGCGCTCCTTCGTGGCGATCAGCAGATCCTCGTGCCCGGCCCAGGTGATGATCTCCTCGAGCGTGCGGATGTCGCGCCACTTGCGGTAGTTCACCGGGCGCTGCACTTTCGCGGAGTCCGCCATGCTGTCCAGGATTGCCGCGTCGAACTGCGGGCCCTTGCAGTAGACGCCCGGGAAGCCGTGGACGTCGAGCCAAGCGTAGAGCTTGGACACGACCTCACGGATCGACGGGCCGTCACCGATCCCGAAAGTCGACTTCTGAACCGACCGATCCTGCTCGAACCAGAAGCGCAGCGTGCCTTCCGTGATCGAGCGACCGAGGTCGATCTGCTGCTGGATGTTGACGCGCGAGTAGAACGCGCCTTCCTTCTGCACCCCGTCAGGGGTGACGATGCAGGCGCCGATGCTCAGGACGACGGCATCTGAGTTCGTGCCGAGCGTCTCGATGTCCAAGGATACTGCTTTCATGCGAGTTCTCCCACGGGCAACCCGAGGGCGTCGTTGAGCATCTCGCGCTGGACGACGGGCAGGAGGACGGCTGCTGCCTGCTTGTCGGTCAGGAACTGCCGCGCGAACGACTCGACCTCAGGCCAGAGGACAATCAGCCGCTGGACGGTGTTCGCAGCCTCGAGCGTGGCCTTCGTCGAGACGCGGACGCGCGCCATCTCACCCACGAGGTCGTCGAAGGCCGAATTGAGGGCCGTGGCCTTCAGCGACAGTTCGTGCCGCGCGTCGAACGCGACGAGCGTTCCGTGACCACCCCACTTCGGCGGGAAGTACCACTTCTCCTGCTGGTGGTGCGGCGTCTGCTTGACGCCAATCAGTTTCGAGGTGGACTGGCAGCTCTCGTGGTACATCCCATAGTACTTGCCAAGCTGGATCGTCTGACCAGCGAACTCGGCCTTGAAGTAGTCCTCGCGCGATGCCCAGCCCAGGGGCAGCTTCTTGACGACTTCGCCCACGGGAGTGTCCTTGCCCTCGAAGCGCACCTTGCGCTCGGTCATGACGTGATCATAGACCTCCTGGACGAAGTCGAGCTCCGCCTGGAAGTGCGTCACGCACCGGCCGGCGAAGGCGTGGTTCATGAGCTGGCCCAGAAGGGCCTCCCGCGTTGCGTTGGTGAGGCGTGTCGAAGACATGTCAGTTCACTCCAAAGTAGATGGCGACGATGATCGCCGCGCCAAAGATGAGCATGGCGAGCCATGCGGGGAAGGCCAGCCGGTCAGACCAGCTCTCCTTCGGCGGGTTGTGCGCCTTCTGCAGTTTCTTCATGGCCAGGCGCGCGGCCGTCTCGTTGTCCATCAGGTCCTCCAGACGATGATCCACGCGACAGCCGCGAGGATGAGAAAACTCAAGCCGACCCAGGCCAGCCCGATCAGCGAGCAGATCAGCGACAGGACGAGCGAGTGCGCGCGCAGCTTCACCGCAAGCGCTCGGCGCTTCTGGGCGCTTTCCTGGCGGTCGATCTCGCGCTGACACTCGATGGGGGGAAACACAGACGCCGCCTTAGACGGGCGCTGCTGAAGTACCACGACGTTAGACGGGAGCATATTCCACCCCCATCAGCTCTTTCACTTCGGGATGACCGACGAGCCACCGCCCACCACCCAGGAGGACGATGTAGGGCTCGAGCACAGCCATGGGGCCCTCGCGGTAAGCTTTCTCCATCTGCACCGAGGCATGGGGCACAGTGCGCAGGACGTCAACGGGTTCGAGCGACGGCGTGGTAGCCATTTTCTGCGGGACGACGAAGCGGTAGACATGGTCGAAGCCATGCGAGGACCAGCCGCTCAGCCAGGCGTCGGGGACGACGAAGGCCGGGACGAGGTGTTCTTTGTCGCGGTGGACGTAGAGCTTAGCCATTGCGGGCCTCCTGACGCTTGCGCACTTCACGCTTGCAGGCTGACAGCGTGTTCTGCTTTGCGCGATGATCGGACGGGGTTGTCGCCACGATGACCGTGGCGCCTGTTTCCTTGTGGACGAGCCGGATGTGCCGGGACGTCGGCGCAGCCCCCCCAACCAGGAAGCTGCTTCATGAGTTCGCGGAGGTCCTTGCTCATTTCTGTTCCTCCTTCTTCTCTTCGCGAACCCCGGTCACTTCGATCAGGGTGCGCTTGGCGCGGGTGACTGCGACGTAGATCAGGTTGTTCTCCTGGTCAAGCTGCCACTGCTGCACGGCGAACTTCGACGGCATCAGCTGGTCGCGGCCGAGCAGGTAGACCGTGTTCCACTCGAGGCCTTTCGACTTGTGCGCCGAGCAAAGCGTGATCAGGCCTTTGCCTGCGACGTTATCCTGGAACATCTCCTGGATCATCGCCTCGAGATCGGTCACGCGGTCAAGCTTCTGCTCGCGGGCGCGCTCGATCATCACGAGCAGGGTCTCGACCTGGTCGGTGATGCGGTCGGCCTTGTCGGTGTGGCCAGCAGCCGTCGCCTTCGCGACTTCCTTAACCAGGTACTCCTGGAGCTTCGTCTCGAGACCGTTCACCGTCTTGCAGGACTTCCAACGGGTGGCGAGCTGGATCAGGCCCGAGCCGATCTCGCGGCCTTCGATCTTCGCAGGCATCCCCATGCGGATCATCTTGAAGCACAGGCCGACCAGGTACTTGTTGTTCCGGCACAGGAAGGCCGTTTCCGAGTACTCGTCGCGCGGGATGCTCGTCATCTGCTCGAGCACCTCGTGGTAGGCCATCTCGCGCACTTCGCCTTCGGGCGAGGACTCATGGGACTGGATGTGCGAGACCCACTTCTGCGCGTGACGGACGACAGCCTTCGGGCAGCGGTAGGTGACGGTCAGCGGCAGCTTGGACGCGTTGAACGTGTCCGCGATCTGCTGCAGGGAGTCGTTGTCTGCGCCTGTGAAGCCGTAGATCGCTTGGTGGGGGTCGCCGACTGCGACGAAGCGGGCCTGCGGTTTGCGCACCATGCGAGCCAGTGCGCGGCGGGTCGGGTTGGTGTCCTGCGCCTCGTCAACGAGGACCCAGTCGAACATGTTCCAAGGCGCCACGCGCAGGTTGAGCGCGAGCGGCAAGTAAACCATGTCGTCCATGTCGACCACGTCGGTGTTGGTGTTCGAGCGCATCAGGGCTGCGCGAGCGAAGCGGATCGCCTCGGCCTCAGACCCTTCCGGCACGTTCGCGAACAGGTCATACTTCTCGGCCATGTCGAACCAGTTCTGGTCGTTCGACATGTCGGTCAGCTGGGACGCGTTCGGGCCAGCCTTCTGCACCTGAACGAAGCCGCGGTTCTTCGCCATCGACACGAGCGCGACGACGCCCGCTTCCATGTCGCGCAGGTTGTCGAGACGCTGCTGCGCCACGGCCTCCTTCGCGGCGATCATCTCCTCGACGATGCGAGCCACCTTCTTCTCGTCGACTTCGGCGCGGCCCGTGCCTTTCGCGCGGCCCGAGTTGATCAGCGAGAAGCCGAGCGAGTGGAACGTCGAGGTGACCAGGGGTTCCGGCGAACGCGAGAACGTGCGGGTCACTTTGTCCCAGGTCTCGACGCGCGAGGCCAGGTCCTTGCGGGCCGCGACCTTCTCGAGGATCTCGTCTGCCATCTTCTTGTTGTAGACGCCGAACCAGACGCGACCGCGCATCAGGTTGATGCCCTCTAGGATGGTCGTCGTCTTGCCTGCGCCCGCGACGGCTTCGAGGATGCAGTTGCCCGAGCCGTTCTTGACGAAGTCGAAGAACGCGAGTTGAGCGGCGGAAGGTTTGAAGGCCATGACTGTTGCTCCGTTGATGCGGGCCCAATGCCCGTCCTCGACGTATAAGGCAGTTATACCGTGCGGTGCAACCGGTGTGCGAGGAGGTCTGCAAGATATTTTGCCTGCTCGAGTTTGAGCAGCTTCTCAGGCAGGAGGTCTGCGCGGGCGTGCCGATCATCGAGCAAGTCGACCTGGATCGCCGTGGTGCCCGACTCGTTGTCGAGCCGGACCCGTGCGATGTTGTCGAACTCCTGCTCGAGGATCTTGCGAACCTCGGCCAAGATCAGGGGCGCCATCATGACGTCACCTCCAAGGCTGCGCCGAACACCGCGCCACAGCCCTCCTCGTCGATGCGCTCAAGCAGTCCCGAGCGTTCGACGGCGCAGCCGTAGGTCAGGGCGTAGGCCAGCGGCTTGTCCACGGCCCGAAGGCCGAGGACTGACAGCACGCGAAGGAGCGGGTGGCGGCTCACAGCTCCACCCACTCTTCGACGATCTTCTTCTTACCGATCATCAGAGCCTTGTCCACGATCACGACCTCGAACCCGCGGCCCAGGAGCTGCGCGTGAGCGCTGCGTGCTGCACTTGCCAGTTCCTCGTCGGTGGGAGGTGCCAGGGGCTTGTCGGCGTCCATCTGGCGCAGCAGGCCTTCAGCCGCGAGCTCTGCGACCTTGCTGACCGTGCCCTCGGACAAGGCACGACCCACGATGCTGCCCGAGTTGTAGCCGAGCGCGCGAGCGGCCGCGATGTGCGACGGCATGCGGGCTGCAAGCAACGCGACGAAGTGCGTCGGGGCCTTCTGGTAGTTCTTTGAGCTTTCTTCTGTGTCGGTCACGGTCGGTTCCTTTTCTGGGGTGAGGTTACAGGGCAGTTCCGTGTCGGTTGCTCAGGCGCCCTTCAGGTGCGCCGCGACAGCCTGCAGGACCATCGAGTTCGACACGACGACCTTGCTCAGCATCGCGTTCGAGTCCTGCAGGAGCTTGAGCTCCCCGACGTTGTGAGCGATGCCGACCATGGCGGCTGCGTTGTCGCGTCCGCTCGAGAGCGCCACCTTGAGGTTGGCGGTCACTTTCTCGATCAGCATCTCGTCGTTGTCGCGCCCGTGGGTTTCGCCCTTCGGCGTGCAAGCCGCGATGAAGGACAGGGTCGCGAACAGAGCCGAGTTGATCACGGCATTCAGGTGCAGGTTGTTCTTCGGGTCGGTTTGCATCTGCTTGATAAGGACCTGCCAGACGCGCGGGCAGACCTCAGCCATCACGGCGTCCATCTCTTCCGCGATGCCTTCCTGCAAGAGGGCCTTCGTCGTGTCTTTGTCGGGCGACGTCGCGCGCTTCATGAAGGCGTCGAAGTCGAAGTTCTCTGGTTCGCTCATGGTGGTCTCCGGGTTGTGGCCCGGGCGACATGCCCGGGCCGGATTGTAGTCAGCCGACGTTCATCTCAGCGCGGCAAGCCGGGATCGGGCACTCGAGGTTCTCGCTCGCCTCGAGCCACTTCAGCGTCGTCCGCATCACGAAGCCGCAGTCGGGGCACTCGCACTTGATCATCCGAGTGGTTTGCTTCTTCTCGCCGTTGCCGCCAGGGGTCAAGGCTGCGTGGGGCAGAGGACCGAGAGCCTTCAGGATCGGGTCGGCCCAGATGTGCCACTGAGGGCCTGCGACCGTTGCGGTGGCTTTGCCTGTCAGGCCCACGGCGTGCATACATTGCACGAAGGGGCGACCGTGCTTGGCCTCAAGGCCTACCGTCGCGTGGATCAGTTCGTGAGTCAGGATGTCCGCAACGCGCGAGGCGTCGTCCATGAGCGGCGAGATGAAGATCTCGAACGTGCCATCCGCGGACGACATGTCGGACCAGCATTCACCGATGCGGTTCGAGCGCGCGCCTTTGGACGACCAGCCGACCGAGCAGCGCACGTTCTTTGGGATCTCGTAGCCGAAGCGTTTAAACACAGTCACAGCGCGCTTCGTGAAAGCGTTCAGCCATTGCTCGCGGGTCTTGAACTTGGAAGGCATGTTGATCTCCGTTGCTTGGGCCCAATGCCCGTCCTCGACGTATAAGTCGGTTATACGTCGAGTGCAAGCCGTTTAAACGCTCCGCCCGTCAAAATCTTTGCCAGGCAGCAAGAGCTTGCCAAGACGCCCGCCCGTCGGGTTCTCGAGCAACTCGGGGTTCTCCATCGTCGAGATCAGCGCTTGCTCGTAGTCGACGATCTCATAGGGGACCTGCGGGTTCGAGTTGACGGCGAGGGCGAACTGAGCCATGGCGGCACGGTCCGCCATGTCGATGGTGTCTGCCTCGACGATGCTCGCCATGGGCCCGTCGGTGTGCTTCTTGATGATCCGGAACTTCATGACAGCCTCCTACCAGAGCTCGACCGAGACGTCTGCCTCGTCGAACATAGTTGCTGCTGCGCGGAACGATTCCGCGAAGCGTTCAGCGATCCCACCTGCAGGCGAGAACGACACGATGCGAGTGACCCCGGCCTGGATCAGCAGGCCCGCGCATGTCGCGCAAGGGTGGTGCGTGACGTAGGCGGTTGCCCCGCGGACGCTCACCGTCGCGTTCAGCACGGCATTCGCCTCTGCATGCTGCACCATCAGGTACTTGGTCGGGCGGTCGTTGTAGCGGGCCGGGTCGTCGTTGACCCCGCGCGGGAAGCCGTTGTAACCCATGCCGATCACGCGGCGACGGTCATCGACGAGGACGCAGCCGACCTTGGTTGAGGGGTCTTTCGACCACGCGGCGACGTGCTCGGCCAGCAGCAGGAAGCGTTCATCCCAGTTGGTCATCATGCCCTCTTCTGGAAGGTGTTGCAGCGAGCCACCCGCAGGACGATCTCGGACAGCTGGTTCGAGTCCTCGCACGGCTCGACGAACTGGCTCAGGACGTAGCAGGGGTACTCGTCCGGATTGTCCATCACGACCTTGGTGACGTAGGACCGGACGACGTGTCGAACGCTCTCGGGCGACTCCTTCGCCTCAGCCATCGACTTGACGACGACCATGGCGTCCGCGAACTTCCAGCCTTTGCGGTGGATCAGCTTGGCGAGATCGTAAGCGCCTTTGGAGCCCGGCGCGCGATTGAGCGCAGCGACAGCCGCTTCCCGGTCAGAGCAGTGCTTCACCGCGGCCAGGTTAACCAGGGCCTGACGCGGCGACCCGCCTGCTACGTCGGCGCAGACGTCGAGCACGTCTTCGGGGACGTTGATGCCTTCAGCCTCGCAGACGTCAGCCAGCAGCATCAGGAGCTTCTTGTAGGCGACCTCCTTGAGAGTGAACTGAACGCAACGGGTCTGCACCGTCTTGATGATCTTCTCGGGTTCGGTCGTGCAGAAGAACCAATAGACGCCCGGAGGTGGCTCTTCGATGTCTTTCAGGAGCGACTCCCACGCCTGCCGCGACAGCCTGTGGCACTCGTCCACGATGAAGGCGCGGTTGCCACCGTCCAGGGGCCGGTAGTTCGCGTGAGCAGCCGTCTCGCGCATGGCCTCGACGCCGGTGTGAGTTGCACCGTCGATCTCTTCGACCTCGGAGCAGCCCAGCGCTGCTGCGCAGATACGGGCAAGCGTGGTCTTTCCCGTGCCACTGGGCCCGTCGAACAGGAACGCCTGTTGCTTGCCCTCAGCCAGCACGGCTCTGAGGCCGTCCTTGATATGGTCCTGACCCCGAACGTCGTCGAGGGTCTTCGGACGGTACTTAGTGTGCAAGCTCTCGCCAGCCATTGCAGGTCTCCCATTTGCCGTTGTTGCGTCTTTCGACAGTTACCACGCCCACGTCCTCGAACGCAAGCGCATACTCAGATAGTTTCCAGAAAACCCAGTTGCGCTTGTCTTCTTCGCCCCAGATCTCCGCCCGAGGCTGGCCTCGAGCGACGACGCGGAAATGCCAAGCGAAGTCCCCGGTCACTTTGCTTCCTTCCAGTTCGCGGCGAGGCTACCGTCCGCGCGGATCGGAACCTCGAGTTGCATCGTGGTCTCCATGATGCGGCGCATCTCCTCGAACGCCTCCCGCCCCTCGGCCGTGTCGGGCACTGAGGAGTTGAACTCGTCGTGGACGGTCAGGTGCGGGGTCAGGACGTCGAAGAGCCCATCCTCCCACATCTGCACCATGGCCTGCTTCATCAGGTCAGCGGCCGAGCCCTGCAGGAGCGCGTTGAGCGCCTTGTGGGTGAACGCGCGGCGAGGGGAGCCTTGGAGCGTCGAACCGAGTTTCGCCAGATGCGCGTCCAGGAGGTGGGTGTCAACGTAGTCGGTGTGGACACCGAGCGAGTTGCGGTACTTGACCTCCCAGGTCTCGAACCGACGCTTGCGGCCGAGAATGGTCTTGATGAAGCCACGGTTGGCGGCGGCGTTCGAGCAGCGGTCGAGCATGCCCGACATGAAGGGCGCCTCCTCGCGGAACTGTGCCAGAAGCGCCTTCGCTTCGTCGAGCGAGATGCCCATGCCCAAGGCCAGCTTGGCCGCGCCCATCCCGTAGACGACGCCGAAGTTGATCGCCTTGACGTCCTTCCGAGCGAGGCCGGTCAGGTCAGCGGCCATCTGGTGGAAGTCGGCGTCAGGGTTGTTGCGATACTGAAGCACCGCGCCCATCGCGTCGATGCCTTTGGTCAGGTGAGCGTAGTGGACGAGGAAGCGATACTCGATCTGGGACCAGTCGAGCGACCCCCACAGCTTGCCTTTCTCGGGGATGAAGATCGACCGGCATAGCGGACCGAGGACTGGATGCCGCGATGGGATGTTCTGCAGGTTCGGGTTGCTCGACGAGAAGCGGCCAGACACCGTGCCCGAGTCGTCCGACTTCAGCTGGTTGAACATGGCATGGATCCGCCACTCGTCCCCGTGCTTCGTCGCGCCGTTCAGGATGTAGGACTCGATGAAGGTGGACCCGATCTTGTCATACTCGCGGGCCTGGATGATCATCTGCGCCAGCGGCGAGTCGTGCGCCTTCAGCCAGTCCTTGGTGAAGGACGGCTTGCCTGTGGCGGTCTTGGGGTAGGCGATGTTCTCGGCGTCGAACGCGCGAGCAATGCTGTCCGCTGCCCAGACCTCAACGTGGATGCCCGTTGCAGCCTTGATCTGAGCCAGTGCCTCCTCTTTGACCTCGCGGGTCTTGATCAAAGCTTGCTCGGCGGCTGCGTGATCGACTCGAACGCCTTGGTAGCGCATCTCGAGCAGCAACGGGGTCAGCCGGGACTCCATGTGGAACAGGTCAGTCAGTTCTTCGTCGGCCAGCTTCTTCTCTTGCAGCTCGAGGATCTCCCAGGGGATCATCGTGTCCGCCTCGGCGTATCCCGCAGCGTGCGACGGGTGGACCTCGTCCATGTGCTCGATGTAGCCAGACCCGTAGGTGGTCTCCAGCTTGTCAACGAGCTTTCCGCGACCAAGGTAGTCGTCGGCCAGCGCCTGGAGCTTGTAGGTCATGCGGTTCTCGTCGAGCAAGGGCTCTGCGATCTGCACGTCTCGAAACTTCGCGCGGGGGAACCTGATCCCGTGCTCTGCGCGCAACCAGTCGAGGTCATACTGCAGGTTGGCACCCACCATCTCGCCCTTGAACTCGAGCGCCTCGGCTCGCACCTGATTCCAGAACTGCTCAGGGTTTTCCATCGAGTCCTTGTTGTGGCGCGTGGGGTAGTAGGTCGCGTCGTCGCGCGCGTAGGCGATGGCCAGGCCGACCACGCCCGCGTTGTGCGATGCCCGCTCGAGTTCGAGTCGGTGCGCGCCTGGGCCCTTCGTCGAGATGAAAGGATCCTTGCCTTCGATGTCCAGGCCGATGCGCGGCAGGTCCTTGAACGACCGAAGGGTCTCAGGACAGATCCAGTCAAAGTCCTTCCCCTGGTTGCCGCGGAAAGCCCCGCCTGACCCACCGGTCTCTTTCGGCTTGATCAGAGGGGCCGTGCTGGACAAAAGCCCCAGCGTCCCGTCGCGCATCTTAACTGGCATTCACTCGACCTCGAAGTGCTTGTGGAGTTGCAGGCCGGCACGGTAGCCGAACTTGAGGGCCGACTCGACCATCGCCTGGGTGTTGCGGTTCTCTTTCTGGAGACCGTCGTGCTCGTCGACCGGTTGCAGGTAGACAGGGTCTCCCACGTTCGGTCGTGCAGGCGCGCCGCCTCCGTAAGCGTTCCCGCTCTTCATGCGCTGCATGGGCGCATTGGGCAGGCCGTCTGCGGCGTCGATCTCGCCCGCCTTCAGGACATACTTCCAGTGCACCTTGCGGTCGCGGAACTTCGGATGCACCTTCGCGGTCTTGGGCGAGACGACCACGGTGACGAAGTGGTAGTCGAGGCACTCCTGCCAGAACGTGCCTGCCGTCTCGATCTGAACGCGCCGGAAGCCGTGTTGGCGCAGCCCGATCAGCAGCTTGTCCAGGTCCTGGCGCGTCGGTTCGCCGCCCGTGATCACAGCAAGGTCACAGTTCTCGCCGCGCTTGCGAGCCGCGTCGTCGACCACGTCCTCGACCGACAGGTAGGGGTCGTTCTCGTCGCCCCACTCGGTGTCGCAGAACCAGCACTTCAGATTGCAGCCTGTCAGGCGGATGAACACCGCAGGGTCGCCCGCGAACGGGCCTTCCCCTTGGATGGTGTAGAACACCTTGTGGACCTGGAGGTCCACAAGATGCTCACGCGGGCGCGGGTCGTTGTGCCCGAACATTAGGCCACCGCCTTCGACGGGAACCCGAAGACGCCGACGAACCGCCCAGCAGCGCGGCGCTTCTCGTCAGCCACGAGCTTCTTCCATGCCTTGCGGGTGATTGCGTACTGATCGGTGACCCGGTAGCGCTGACCGCGGCTGTTGAGGGCGAAGATCGGCTTGCCTTCGCGGGTCGAGGCAGGGTGATCGGAGCCCGGGATGACCACGAGTTCCGTCTTGCAGCCCGCGAGGACGTTCGCCGGGATGCGCGACGGGTTCGCGTGGTGGATCTGCTTGCCGGACTTGGTGCGCTCACCCGACTGGGCTTGCGCGAACAGGTTCGACATGAAGTCAGAGAAGTTGGTCATGCTGTGATGCTCCTTGGTGCCATGATCCCGCGGAAGTTGTCGCCGCGGAATGGGATGTTGTCTTCCGACGTGAAGTCGATCTCGGTCGCGTGCTTGACGACCTCGAGCAATTCAGGTCCGAAGACGAGTGGTTGGTCGAAGATGGGCGTCTCGATGTTCACTTCGAGAACGAGGCCGTCCCGCTGACCGGTGATCTTGTCGTCTGCCACGGTGATCAGGCCTTCCGCGAAGGCCAGGTGCTGCCTGACCTCGTTGCGCCACTCCAAGGTCTTGCCCGAGCCCTCAGCGAGCTCTGGGAAGCCTTCAAGCATGGCCGGAACGCGGTCGGGCATCTCGCCGTTTAAACGTGCCGCGCGAACCCAGCCGCCGTCCTTGAACGCAAAGCGGATCTCCTTGTTCGAGATGCCCCACGACTCGATGCCTGCATGGTTCGACGCGAGGAACTCGACGAGCGAGTTCGACAGGGTGAGCTTGGTCACGCCCGAGTCCTCGAGCATCGCAGCTTCGACCAGCACGACGTTGTTGGTCGCGACGATCTTGGACCCGTCGATGCGGGCGCCCATCGTCCACGCGCGCGTCCGATCCTTCGACACGAAGGGCGCGACCCGCTCGATGGCTGCGCCGAAGCCCTTCGGCACGGGGCTCATCTTGAGCGGAATGTCGTCGTAGTCAACAACGACGTCCATCCGTGGAATCGTCCCGAGCGTGTCACCCTTCGAGATGATCACCGTCTTGGGCGTGACGCGCGCCGACGTCGCCGCAGGGAAGGCGCGGACAGCCGTGCTGAACTCCTTCGCCGCGACGACGCAGTCAGCCACGCCCTCGAAGGGGATCTTGGCCATCAGGGACAGGTTCTTCGCGAACGCGTGTCCGTCCTTGAACGTCAGCGCGACAGCCCCCGGTGACAGGGACTGGAAGTCGCAGGCCGGTTTGATGCGAAGGAACTGCTCGTAGAGGGTCATCCGTTGTTACTCCTTGGGCCAGTTCTCAGGCAGTTGCCAGAGTGGGTGGCCGGTGAACCGCGGATCGCCCGCAGCAATTGCGTCTTCGATTGCCCACAGGACCGACGCGCAGGCCTGGACGTCGACCATCGCGTCGTGAGCACCCTCGAAGCCGAGAGGGTTGACCAGCGCGCGGTAGGACTCGTCCAGCGTCGGGAACTTGTAGCCGTACTTGCCTGGCAGTTTTAGCACAGGCTCCAGCGTCTTCATAGTGCAGTACTTAGGTGTATCCCAATACTCACGCTGGGGCGCGACGACGCGCGCATAGTTCGACCGAGTGATCGGATCATCGAACTGGATGTTGTGGGCGACGATGCGGTCAGCCGACCGCACCATCTGGTTGAACTCGGCCAGGCCCGTCTTGAGCGGGCGCCCGACAGCCTCGACGGTTTCCTTGGTGATGCCCGAGTCGATGAAGAACTTCTCGAGCGGGATCTCGGCAGGGGTGCCGTTGTAGTTCAGGGGCTGCACGAAGCAGGAGAGGTGCGCGACGGGACGACGCCCCCAGAACAGGATTGCGGCAATCTGCGTGATCGCAGGCTCTGACGACAGCGTGGGATTCTTCTCCCGCTTGCCGTTGGTCTCCGTGTCGAAGACGAGGGTGCGGATGTCAGTCATGAGTCCCCCGAACGTGCTCGAGGGCGACGTCTTCCGACTTGCCGCGCCAGTCAGGCCAGGTGCGCAGTTCATTCTTCGCCTGCTTCTGCGTGATCAGTTCCCAGGCCAGCTCGGCGACCAGGTCGTTGGTCGGCTCGCCATCCAGGATCCGGTCGTCGTCGAAGTCCTCCGGGCACTGGCGGATCAGTTGACGCGCGGCGCGCAGTAGGCCGTCCATCGCGAGGATGGCGACGTCTGTCCATTCCTTGCAGACCTCGCCTTGACCCTCGGCGGTTTCGATCTCGACCAGCTCCTTGCGGATGTGCTCGATCACGCCGCCGCGACGTTCGCCCGGCCCGAAAGCGTGACGACCGACAGCACACTGGCGCGCTAGGTAGGCTTGGAAATCAGACATTGAGTAGCTCCTTGTAGAAGTTTGCAAGCTGCATTAGCTCGGTCGCCGTTGCTGATCCTTTTAGGCGGTTCGCACGCCAGGAAACTAGGACGACGTTTCCTGGAATGTAGCCCTTCGCGTTGTCAATGCGGTCAAGGCTTGGTGAGTTATCAGTACGACCTGCAGCGCCCACATGCAACGGAAGTCCTAGGATAGGGCAGTGCGTTGGAATTGCGGGAATGTCTTCGAGCGTCAGCGTGAACGGTATGCCTCGCGCTTTTGCATTGTTGCGCGCAGAACTGAACATGGCTTTACGCAGGTTTGACCTGTACCAGGTCTGGCTTTGGTCAAACATAATAGGTCAATTCTTCCTCGGCGCGAGTGATCACCGTGTAGAGCCACTTCTGCCGCTGCGAGCGGTCACTTGCTCGCATCAGGTCGTCCGCAATGACGACGTGCCGCCACTGCGACCCCTGGGACTTGTGCCCGGTGATGCAGTAGCCGTAGTCGAAGTGCCCGATGCCGTCGCCGCGCGGGAAGTGCGTCCGCTCGCCGTAGTTCTCCTGGAAGTAGCCGGGGTCGCAGATCTGCCCGCGCATCTCGCGCCCGTCGTACTCGATGTCCAAGTAGATGATGTTGCCCTTCTTGCGGCTCTCGGTCAGCATCGAGCAACCCACGCCGTTCAGGACCATCTTCTCGTGGTCGTTCTTGCGGCAGATCAGGCGGTCGCCTGCGAGCGGGAAGATGTTCTCGAACCCGATATACTTCCGCATCTGGCGAGTGATCTTGTGCTGCGACTGGTTCATCCCGGTGATGACTTGTCCCGCGCGCATGACCACGTCCATGTCCCACTCGACCTTGCGCTTGATCTGCACGAGGCCCCCACCGTGCGAGCCGTACTTGACGGGGTTGCCTTTGCGAACCTCGGACGCCAACCAGATGATCGGGCTGTCCGCAGCCTGACGGTGGATCTCCTCGAGCATGAAGTCGGGCTGGGCGTTGCCGAGGTGCGACTTGCCTTGCACGGGCGGGAGCTGACCGGGATCACCGAGGTAGAGGATCGGGACGCCGTAGGACTCGAGGTCAGTGCCCATGCGACGGTCGACCATGGAGCTCTCGTCGATGATCACGAGGTCTGCTTCGTGGATCTCGCTCTCGGTCTTCTTCTGGAAGATCGCGCTCGAGTCGGCGGTCGCTCGTTCGAGATCACGCCGCCACGTCGCAAGGTTCTGCTCGTCCGGATGATCTTTGAGCGCCTCGGCCTGGATCAGGTTCTGGAGCTGCTCAATCGCCTCGGCAGCGGAATCGCCTTTGGGCTGGTAGATCAGTTTGTGGATCGTCGTCGCGCCAGGACACCCCTTCGACCGGAGCACTGATGCAGCCTTGCCAGTGAACGCGGCGAACCGCACGTCGCCACCGCAGTTTTCTGCGAAGTGACGGGCAAGCGTGGTCTTCCCCGTGCCTGCATACCCGGCCAAGTAGAACGGGCGGCGCTCACCCGATTTGAACCACCTATCGACTGCCTTGAGGGCGCGCTCTTGCTCAGCTGACCACTGCATCATTCATCCCCGAACAAGAGCTTCTTCTGGGCGCGCGTCTCGATGCCCGAGGCCCAGTTCGAGTAGGCCTGCAACTCGCCCATGCAGACGAGGTTGCGAACGCGCGAGTCCCAGCGAGCGATCTCGTGCTGGAACCCGTAGGACTCGATGCGCTCGTCTATCGTCGCTTGGTCGAACTCACTGCAGGCGTCGTAGTGCTTCGCGTCCTCCCCGATCTTGCCGCCCATCATGCGCGCGCCCGGGATCTCGAGGTTGTTGTCCTGGATGTGCTGCAGTTCCTCTTCGGACAAGTGCGTCGTGTCCACTTCCACGTTGTCGAGCGTCAGGAAGTAGTTCTTGTAGCGAGGGTTGCGGCCCGGGACGCAGTTCTTGCCAATGTGCAAGATGTCTACCATCCCATAGCCGCCGTGCTGCACCCATGCCGCGGAGTCGCCGGAGTACCAAGGCACTCGCCGGATCATGTTGTTCCCCGTCGTCGCGAGGCCGTGAGTGCGGATGCCCGGGTGGTAGGCGGCAATCTTCTTGTGGGCCTCGTCTGACCACTCGACCCGCATCCCTTCGGGCAGGTCGTTCCGCGGCGAGACGCAGAGGTAGCCCGAGCCGCTCTTGACCTGGTCGACGCACTCGCGCAGTCGGATGTCGCTTTCGCCCTGGTGGAATACGGGCTGCACCCAGTTGCCGAACTCCTTGGTCAGGATCTCGAAGTTGATGTCCGAGATCTTCACCGCCTCGTCGAGTTCGGCAGGGGTCGGGTCGCGACCACGTTCGCCTGGGATCTTGTCCAGGTTGATCATCCAGATCTCGTCGAACAAGCCGTCCGCCATGTCGATGAACCGCGCGTACTTGCGCTTGACGTCCTCGACGGTGACGACCTCGCCCTTGTTCCAGGCCGTGAAGGCGCCGGAGTCCAAGAGCAGGAACCGAGGGTAGGGGCTGGCCGACTGCGTCGACTGGCAGACGTGCTCGATGACTTCCGCGGTGTCCCAGTCGATCATCGAGCGCAGCCCGTGCTTGACGAACTGGTCCTGGTGGACACGTCGCGCGGAGTCGCGCTTGATGATGTGGTTGAGGTGCTGCGGGTTCTTCTCGAAGTAGGCCTCGGCGGTGAAGATCCCGTCCTTCACGTCCTTGAGCCAGCGCATGACCGCCTTCTCATACTCGCCGTGCATCGAGAACAGGCGATGGGTGCAGAGTCGATTCTCGACCGGCTGGTATGGGTCGTTCCGGGGCGTGCCCGACATATACATCCGCATCTTAGCGATCCGTTGCTTTCTGGCATGCCTCGACCAGGAGCTTGGTCGCTGACGTCGGGTCAAGGAGCGAGGTCGGTGCGACCGCGTTGACGAGCTGGAACGCTGCGCGGATGATCGCAGCCTCCTGCGGCGTGCAAGTCGACTTGTCGAGGAACTTCTTCTGGGCGGCGGTGACAAAAGCCATGGTTGATCTCCGTTGGTTCGAGCGACAGTAAGTGGTGGCAGGGCCTGCGTTCAAGCGTGAAAGCAGGCCCAACCTTAGATCAGTGCGAGATGCCCGACGCGTCACCGTAGGCGTGGTTGTCCAGCCGCGCGATGTAGGCGCCTTCTTCCTCGTCGTCCTCGTAGGCGAACGCCAGAACGTAGCCGTCCTTCTTGATGATCATCTCGCCCTCGAACTGCTCGGAGCTCACCATCTTCTCGATGATCTCGGTCGCGTCCTCGTCGTCGAGTTCCATCGTGCCCAGGTCCAGGACCATGTCGGGGCGCTCGTACTCGATCTTGGGCCAGAACGGGATGCCGCCGCGCGGGGTGAACTGGCCTTCGATGCGCAGGAAGTGCGGGTCGAGCAGGCGGATCAGATCGTTCGCCATGCGACGGATGCAGGACTCGTGGAACTCGCCCACCTGACGGAAGGAGCCGAGGTAGAGTTTCCACGCCTTCGACTCGACGCAGTGCGCCCGCGGGACGTACTCGACGACGATGGTCGCGAAGTCGGGCTGGCCAGTCATCGGGCAGAGCGAGGTGAACTCGGGCGCGGTGATCAGCACAGTGCCCAGGCCCGGACCCTTCTCGAGCGGGTTCGGGAACCGTTCCAGGAGGTTGTAGTCGGCACCCTGGTACTCGTAGGTGGTGCCTTCAGACCCGAGTTTCGTCAGGCCGGCAGTCTCGGAAAGCTTCTTCATGGGATCCCCTCAGATCGGTGTGTTGGTTTTGGCGAGCGTCAGGAATTCCATCCGCGCGTCCGGTTCGTTCTTGATCGCGCCGCGAAGCGCGCTCGTCGTTGTCGAGCAGCCGCGATGCTGCACACCGCGCGACTCGACGCACATGTGCCGCGCGCGAATGAGCACGCCCACGCCCTTGGGCTTGAGGTGGGTCTCGAGCGCATCGGCGATCTGGTTCGTCAAGCGCTCCTGCACCTGGAGGCGGCGTGCGAAGATGTCCACGAGGCGGTTCATCTTCGACAACCCGAGCACCTTCCCGTTCGGGATGTAGGCGACCGAGGCCAGCCCGAAGAAAGGCGCCATGTGGTGCTCGCAGTGCGTGTAGAACGGGATGTCCACTTCGATGACCATCTCGTCCACACCTTCCGCGCCGTCCTCGAAGACCTTCAGGATCTCGAGCGGATCCTGAGCGTAGCCGCCGAACCAGGTCTTCCACGCCTTGACGACGCGAGCCGGGGTTTCTTCGAGGCCTTCACGAGCGCCCGGCTCGATGCGGGACAGCATGTCCCGCACCAGTTCTTCATCCGTCGGAATCATGCTTCGCCCTGCGCCTCGTTGACCTGGGCGACGAACTCGTCTGCTGTCCAGTGCTTCGCCTTGCCCTTCGGGCCAGCCTCGGTGACAGCACGAGCCACGTCGTAGTTCGACGTCTCGGGCATGTCCATCAGGGCTGAGTGAGCCGCCCGCAGCACGAGGGGATCTGCCACACCGGCCTTCTCGAACCCCTGCGCCCGCAGCACGGTCGCGTGGTCGAACCCGACGGGCGGATACTGGCCGTCGTAGGAGGTGTGGGAGTAGGCGAGCGCCTCGTAGCATCCCGGGATGCGCCGAGCCATGTCGACCGAGGCCGCTTTGGTCAGGTTCATCAGCGGGGTGTGGATGCGCAGCGAGTCGAGCGCGCCGTCACGGCCGGTGAAGGTGCCGGTGTTGCAGGCCAGTGCGACCGCGTCGATGAACTCCTGGCGGCAGTCAGGGTAGCCGCCCGAGTCCTCCTGGCAGACGCCCATGACCAAGTTGCGACAGCCCAGGACGTAGGCACGGTTGGCCGCGATGGTCGCGAAGAGCTGGTTGCGCATGGGCACGAAGGTTTTCTCGAGACCGCCCGGCAGCACGCCGTCCTCATACTGCTCGAGTTCCTCGCTCGAGACGAGCGGGCTGGTGCCGTCGAGGATCGGGCCCAGGACGACGACCTTGTGGGTCTTGACGCCTGCCCGCTGCGCGATGATGCGGGCGGATTCGATCTCGATGGCGTGCTTCTGGTTATAGTCGAACGTGATCGCGTGGACCTCGTCGAAGCCCTGATGCAGGGCCCAGAAAAGGCATGTGGTCGAGTCCTGTCCGCCAGACAGAACCACGAGAGCTTTGGAGGTCATGAGATGGTTTTCCTTTCCTGGTTTCCATCACAGGAACCGCGTTTAAACACGGTGCTGAGTCAATGAACGAAGGCGGCACGGTATGCCGCCTTCGCTGAACTTAGACGCTAGCAGTGCGCCGTTCAAGTCCGATCTTAGGACTTCGCGGTGCGAGCCGGCATGACTTCCTTGACGCCTGCGGGCAGGATCAGCCAGTAGGTCGCGACGTCGCCTTCCCAGGTCGTGCGGACGCCATAGCCCTTCTGGTGAACGTCGTAGTAGAGCGCCGAGCGGATCGAGTTGTCGTCCCAGACGGTGCCGTCGGCTTTCGTGCAGACCGTGCGCAGCATGTCGAGGGTCGCACCGCCGACCAGGAGATTGATGATCTGGTCCTGCTTCGAGCCAGCGCGAGCCGCGACCAAGGTCTTCATGGGCTCCACGTTCACTTCGCCCGACTTGCGCTTCTTGGCCGGGGCCTTGTCTTTCGGCGTCTTCGCAGGCTTGTCCGACGCCTTCTTGACGGGCGCGGGTTCTTCCTTGAGGCTGGCCTCGATCACATAGCCCTCGAGCTCCTTGCCGACGAGCTTCTGAGCAGCCGAGGGCGTGAGATCGACGTAAACGACAACGCCGAAGCGGCCTTCGTTGGCTTCCTTGACGTCGAAGCCGGTGTCGAACAGCACGTCCCCGTGGGTCTCGGAATGCTTCAGGAGGTCGCGCTTGATGGCTTTGGTCGCGCCTTTCTTGTCCGAGAAGGTGCGGGGTTCGGCGGCGTGAGCGATGAACTGGGTCATGGTAGTCTCCGTTGATGTTGTTGGTGAGGCGTAAGTGCCTGTCCTCGACGTATAACCGAGTTATAGATCGGGTGCAAGCACAAAATGCACCTGCACCCGATTTCTCCTACCCGCGAACGTAAAGGGCCGAGTTCGCCCCGTGTTCCGACACCTCGGCCGAGATGATGCGAACGCGGTCGCCGTAGCCGGCATCCTTGAGCCACTGCTCGGTCACCTCGTAGACCATGTAGGCGAACATCTCGCAGCCGTTCGACGGGGTAACCACCAGCTGGATCAGCCCGCGCGCTTCGAGATCCTGGAAGGTCTTGAGCTCCGGGTCGTCCTCGGCCACCAGGGTCTTGTGATCGAAAGTGTTCTCGAGGATACCCTTCAGCGGCTTGAGCGAGCCGAAGTCGACGACCCAGTTCTGGGAGTCGAGGTCGTCGGCCTCGAAGGTCAGCTTGACGGCCAGGGCGTAGCCATGCAGGAACCGGCAGTGCGAACGCGCGCGCCACTGACGGAAGCACGCGGACAGACCGACCTCGTGGCCGTAGGTCTTGGTGGATTGGAAAGGCATGCTCATTCTCCTTCAATGTGAGCGACGACCTCGGACCACTCGGTGAACCAGGTGATCTCGGGGATGGATGCAGCCTCAAGGCTGAGGTTGTGCGGGCGACGACGCAGGAAGGTGCGGTGACCCGCCTCGACACCCGCGACCGCGTGCTTGTAGTTGTCTTCGATCCAGATGCTCGGCTCGAACTGGTTCAAGGCCTGGGCTTTGCTTGCGCCGAGGTCGAGGCACCAGACAGCCGCGAAGACATCATCGAACGCCACGCGCAGGTTCTGCTTCCTGCGTTCGACGGTTTCCTCGTCGGTCGAGCAGGCGGTCAAGACGTAGAGGTCATGGCTGCGCGCCAGCCGCGCGATGGCGTCCTGAGCGCCATCGACCGGGTCCAGGAACGCGAAGTGGTGGGACGCGTTGAAGTCTTGGATCAGCTTGAGCGCCTCGTCGTCGGTCACGCCGAGCCAGTCGGTCATCTTCCAGGAGCCCGGGCCAGCCTCAGCCGGGTTGAGGCCGCGCTCAGTCATGCAGAAGTAGCGGAACCGCTTGACCCAGTCAAGCAGCACGTCGTCGCAGTCGAGGATGATGTTCAAAGGATTCCCTCCAGTTGATAGTGTGAGTGGGTTCGGGGTGACAGGAAGTAGAGGTTCTCTTTCGCTCGAGACATCGCGGTGAACAGCACGCGCGTCTCGTGCTCAGAACCGTCCATGTAGGTTCGGTAGACCTTCGGTGTCAGCTGCTGCGAGATCACGACGTTGTCCGCCTCGCCTCCCTTGACCCCGTGGATCGTCGAGCAGGTGATCCTGGGCGGCTTGGTCAGGCTCTCACCACGAGCGCGGACGGCTTGGATGTGCTGCTGCATCACAGTAGACATCTTGATCACTTCGAGCCAGCTTTCCTCCGACGTCAAGCCGCGGGCGCGGAAGTCCTCGAGCGTGATCATGTCGCCCGACTCCCAAGTGCAGATGTCGCCGCGCAGCGAAGGCTGGATGTGCTTCCAGGTCAACGTCGCATCGGATGCCGTGAGGGCGTTGCCTTTGCGCATGTGCTCCCACAGGAGGACAGCTCGGACGCGCTCATCTTCGACCGACGAGCGAAGGCCGTCCTGGAATCGCGTGATGAAGGGAAAGCCGTGCTCGTGCAGGTAGTCGATGGTCGGCATGAGGGTGTGCCCGTCGCGCGCAAGGAAGTACCATGTCCCCTGCGTGAGATCGAGCTCCTCCAGCTCGTCCACAGACGCGATAAGCCCGCCTGCTGCGTGAGGTCGCCAGTCTTTGGTGTACCGATGCCCAATTCCAGTGATGACCGCCTGACACGCCTCAAATACGCGGCTCTTGAGGCGGTATGAGACGGGCAGCACGCGCTTGTCGCCTTTGATCGCCAGGAAGTACTCGATGTCCGCCCCGGCCCACGCGTAGATTGCCTGGTCGTCGTCGCCTGCGTAGTAGACGTCTTTCGCGTTCTCAGCCAGCTTCTCGACCATGTCCCACTGTAACCGGCTCAGGTCCTGAGCCTCGTCCACGATCAGCAAGTCGAGGTTCGGCGGGTCCACTCGCTTGATAAACTGCTCGATCAGGTCGGTGTAGTCGATCAAGTGAGCGTCCTGTTTAAACGCCTCAAGGTCGCGCTGGATCTCGAGGACGTAGTCGAGGGGCAGCTCTGCATCGAGCGCAGCCTCGGCGATGGGTTGCCGCTTGAGCCGTGCCAGCGAGATGCACGCCAGGACCGACTCGTCGAACGCAGGAGCCTGCGGAACGACGATGTCTTTCTCGTTCACCATCTCGCGGTTGAACGTCAGCGCCTCAGCCGCTGCATACTCCTCGAACTTCGATCCCGTCAGGATCTGCGAAGGCTGGTAGTCGAGCATCTTGAACGCAAAAGAGTGCAGCGTGCGGAAGTGCGGGATGTCTTTCTGCGACAGCCCGAACTTGGTCGCCATCCGTTCGCGCGCCTCTTGCGCAGCCTTGCGCGTGAAGGCGACGTAGGCGATCCGGTGCGGCTCGACGCCGCGAGCGAAGGCCTGCTCGATCACTTCGAGCAAAGCCGTCGTCTTGCCGCAGCCGGGACCGCCAAGGATCAGTGTGGGATGGATCCTACCCATTCTCGATGATCTCGAGCAGTCGGGGTATGTTGACGACGAAGGGCTTGACGTTGACCTCTTTCCCGTTGACCACCAAGGTCGTTCCTTTGCGCTTCGCGACGACGCCTAAGGCACTCTCGACGAGGACGCTCAGTTCGGTCAGGTCGATGGAGACCCGCTTGGTTTGCAGGTAGTCGAGGAACAGGCTGATCTTGAACCAGGCCTCGTTGCCGTCGGCTGACCAAAGGGCCTTGCCTGGCGTGATGAACTTGCCTTCCTGCCCGGACCCCTTGTAGACGCGGTTGCGCTCGAGGTACTGGTATAGGTGCCCAGCGATCACGACCTCCCGGTCAATGCCGGGTGGGCCTTCGACCACCGACGCGTTCGCGACCTTGTCTTGAAGCATCTCCTGATATTTGGCCGCTGCCAGGTGCATCCAGACGACCTTCGCTTGGTTCAGGACAGCCTCGGACAGCTTGTACTGGTTAAGCAACGTCGCGCCCGAGACCGCCACGCGCTTCCCGTTGACGTTGAACGCGAAGTAGGGCGGCTGCGTGTCAATGAGGGTGAACCCGTCGAGTTCGTCGCTCATCTCGTTGTCCTTCGACCCGACGCCGAACTGCCGCTTTAGGCAGTTGCGTCGGTCGCAGAACGACTTGAGTGGCTGCTGGTTGCACTGGTAGTTCCACGCGTCCTTCTTCGCCTGCTCGGCGATGATCACCATCTCCCGCGCCTCGAGACCCGACTGACCCGTGACCTTCGACCACTCGTCCTGGAGCTCCATCAGCTTGCGCTCGAGGTCGGGTTGCCCCTTCTTGCCGAACGCGTCGGGATCACGTCGAACGAGGTAGACGCCGACGTTGAACCAAGTGATGTTGCGCATGCCGGTCAGCTGAGGCTTGCACATGTCGAGTTGCTTCTCGAGCTGCCCGTCCGAGATCACGCCTTCCTTGTGTTTCTTCCGGATGTCAGCCTCGCGGTGCATCGTGCCCGCAATGAGGCGCTGCAAGCAGGGCGGGCCGTCGAACCAGAGCGGCTTGAACGAAGGCCCTGCTGTGCGCTGATCGGATTCCGGGATGAAGGCCTTCCTGATCGCGGCGGCGGTGTTCGCTTGCGCGCACTCCTCAGCGATACCAAGGAACTCGACCAGGTCTATCTCGCCGTAGTCGTAGCCGGTCGCTGTCTCGTGGACGAGCAGGCCTTTGCGCGTGTCACCGAAGAACGGTAGGTTGATCCAGTTGCCGACGTCGGTCGCGGACGACCGGGACGACTGCTTGGGGAAGATCTCTGTGCCGGCGTGGCCGATATGCGCAGCCAGCGACTTCATGTAGGCGATGGCGTCCGAGGCGGGCATACCTTCCTCGGTGAAGAGCCAGATGTGCAGCCCGCCCGACTTCGACATGGTGACCAGGACGTTCTGGCCTTTGACTGCCATGACGATCTCGCGGACCCACTTCGCGTGGCCCTCAGGGTCGTTGGGATACTCGTCGAGGTCGATGGCCGCGAAGTGGACGCGGTCGTCCTCGGTCAAAGGAATGATTCCGATGCCGTACTCACCATTGACGTGAGCGGCGTAGTCGGCTGCTGTGATGGGCTTGTCCAGGGTCTGCGCTTTGCCTTTGAACTTCCCGCTTTCCTCGCGCCCCTCAATCGTGAAGCGGCCGTAGCGTTGCGCGTATCCTCGGTAGAGCTTAGCGAACCGTTCTGCGTCTGTCACACCGTTCTCCTGTTGTTGTAGCGACGGCCAGGTGCTGGCCGTCGCTCACTTCGGTGTGGTTGATCAGAACGGGACTTCGTCGTCCGCGCCCTTGCCGGCATCAGCCGTGGACGGGTTGACGTCGCCCGCGATCTTCGAGTGGTCGACCTTGTGCTCGCCTGCCAGGACACTGGCCGCGAAGGCCTTCGCCTCGCGGAACATGGGCATCATGCCCAGGCTCTGCACGTCGCCCGCCTTCTCGAACTTCCAGATGTACCAGGACCCCTGGTCGTTGGTGCGCTGGTCGGTGGTCACGTTCCAGATGGCGAAGAAGCGAGGCGCTTGCGCCCCGTTCGACAGCTTCTGGTCGGCGATCATCGAGTTCAGGTTCTTCGACGGCTTGATCTGCGTCGAGGACATTGCCAGCACGGCCGGGAAGTAGGTGCCATCTTCGCGGATCACGAAGACGAAGTGGGTGTGGGTATCATTCAGCTGGTTGCCCGGCGTGCCGTAGGGCGAGCCCTGCTGGATAATGTCCTGGTTGTTCTCGTTCCGCGCCGTGACGATGGCGAGGCCCTGGTCGACGTCCCACTCTTTGACGAGACCGCCGCCCTTGTTCCGCGGAACCCACTCGATGAAGGTCCGCTTGTAGGTGATCGGCAGGATCCGCATGCCGACGATGGGCTGGTCGTCGTCGTCACGCGTCGACCAGCGCTGGCTGGTGACCGTGTTGAACAGTTCGCCCGATTCCGCGCCCTTGATGTACTCGGGCTGTCCCTTCGTGCACTGCGGCGACAGCTGCTGCAGGATCTGAATGAACGGAATCGACATGTCGTCCTTGCCGAGAGTCTCCTTGAACTCCTGGCCGGCCTGCGTGAGTTCGTCGAGATCGTTGACCTCGGTGCTCAGCGCCGTTTCTTTCGCCACGACCAGGTCCTTGGTCGTCTGGTCGTCGGAGCCTGCCGGAGCAGGGGTCTTGGGTTTCGCAGCCATTTAAGGTCTCCTTGCGAGGCTGGTGGTTACTTCACCGTTGCTTTGGTGAACGCGAACGCGCCGAACTGGCCCAGGTCGTCCTGGATTCCATCCTTGGCACGCTTCCGGAGCGCCTTCTTGACCGTGCCCGAATTGATGTCTTCGGTCAGGATCGCTTTGACGCCCAGCTCTTCCGCGTGAGCCGTGATCGACTTCGCCGCGTTGTCGTTGCCCTTACCGAGATCGACGGTCAGGACGTTGCTCACGTCGCCCGAATAGCCCCAGTCCTTCATCACTTTGATGACTGTTGCCTTCTTCGCGGCGGGAATGCTGATCTTCAGGTCTTCCTCGTAACCGACGGTCATCCCGTTGTCGAGGCCGAAGGTGGTCATGCGCGCCGCCTTGAGGGCCGCGGGCAGCTCGCCTTCTGCGATCTTGCGCAGTTCTTCCTTCTTGGCCTTGACCGCTGTCTCGAGCTTGTCAAGTTCGCCTTCGAGGGTCAGCTGCTTGTAGGCAAGCGCGCTGATCGCCTTCAGGTCGGTGACGGCAGTCTCTTCGCCCGCCGCCTGAAGTTCGTTGAGTTCGTCGTCAGTCGTCATCTTCGTCTCCGTTGCTGAACAGCAGGTCCACTTCGACCGGCGCGTAAGAGCGCGCCATGCGGTCCCACATGAGGTAGTTGAACTGACCATCGGTGTAGTCGGCCAGGACTGCCGCTGCGATGATCATGCCGAACGGGTCGCCGCCTGCCCAGACCAGATAGTCGCCCTGCTCTGCTTCTTCCAGGACCTCGTGAGCGCGCTCGATTGCGCGGTCCTTGTCGCGGCACGGCGGCGGTTGGTCAGCCGTGAAGATGTAGACCAGCTCACCGAAGTGAGCAGCAGGGGAAGTGTCCCATGACGCGCGACCCGCGGGGACGCGGGACTCGTCTGGTTCGTTGACGATGAAGACTTTGGGCATTCTCTTGGCTCCGTTGGTAGTAGTGTTGTAGGCGGTCAGATGGCTTCGGTCAACCACTGTTTAAGGATGTCCCCGGATATCGTCGCGGCAATGTCCTGCTTTTCTTTCAGTGCGCGCAACTGAGGGCGGTCAATCGAGCCGAGGCACTCGAGGTCAGTGATGGTGCATGATGCTCCTTTCTGTCCGATCCGGTGGAACCGGTCTTCTGATTGCAGCCTCAAGATGAGGTTGTGCGAGTTGTTGTAGTAGAACATGTCCTGGGCCTCGTAGAGGTCGATGCCCGTGCCTGCAGATTGCGGGTTGCCCACGAACCAGCGCGGCGTGCCGTTCTGGAATTCCTTCTGCGCGCGGAACTTGCCTTCCTGCGAGATCCCGCCGTGATACTCGACGACCGACGCGTCACCGTAGGCCTCGCGCAAGGCCGCTGCGATCTCGCGCAAGCTGAACCGCCAGTAGGACCAGATGATCCCTTTGCCGTTCACCTTCTGGAGCTCTTGCATCAGAGCCTCCACGCGGGGGTTGTTCTTGTCGAGAGCCTCGCCCGTGACAGCCTCGTCCGTCGGATCGACCCCGTCGGGCGTGACGAAGCCACAAGCGATCTGCTGCAGTCGAAGCATCTTGGTGATCGCCATGGTCGCGGTCATCGTGCGCCCGCCTGACAACTCGCTCAGGAAGTCGCTCTGCATCTCGACGTAGGCCTTGCGCATCGCGTCGGACATCTCGAAGGACCGCATCCGGTAGAGCTTGGGCGGCAAGTCGAGGCAGTCCTCCTTGAGCAGCCGCGACCGATAAGGGTCGAGCATGTTCTTGAGGCGTTCCTCGTTCTTGTAGCCGGTGATGGTTTTGACTGGCTTCTGCACCTTGACAGACTTCTTGGTGACAGGGTCTGTCTCCCAGCCCTCGTAGGTGACGCCAGGAAGCTCCTTCTCGACCGCGAACTCGCTCTTGAACTGCCAGTACTTCATCCCATTGACGATCCGCGGATCCAAGAAGTAGTACTGCGCCCACGCGTCGAGCGGTGAGCCGCCGGTCAGCGTGCCTGTCATGATCATCCGACGGTCGGCCAGCTTGCCAAGCCGATGGAGGGCCTTCGTCGTTTCAGAGTCAGGCGACTTCATCCAGTGGGACTCGTCGACCACGAGCAGGCACTTGCGTTGCGACAAGAACCGCTTCGCCCATTCCTCGCCCTTCTTGCGGTGGATCACGTTGAAGTTCATCGACGCGACAGCGAACTTGGGCGACTTGATCAGCGGGGTCCGCGCGCGTGACGTGCCGAACCACATGCCAGCATCCACGGCGTTGGTGTTCCACCAGGCTGCATCGGCAAAGCCTTTGGGCAAGTGGGTGGGCACTTCCTTGTCAATCCACTTGCGGTGAACGTCCTTCAGCGTGACGACGAGCACAGCATCGAGTTCGCCCGTCGCATAGGCCCACTGGCAGACGTCCAGGACGGTCTTTGACTTGCCGAGACCCATCTCCCACTCAAGGGCGAAGTAAGGCAAGTCCTTGATCAGCGAGAACCACTCGCGCTGGTGCGTGTAGGGCTGCGTTACCCACTCAAAGTCGACGGGCGCGCGTTCCACCTTCTTGTAGAGGTAAGCCCAAGCGAACCTGCACCCAGGATGGAACGCGTCCCGACCGAACTCGGCGACCAGGACGTCGAGAGCGAACCGGGTCGGCTTGAACTTCAGCCTGAGCCCTGCGGCATGGGTCTCCGTGTTTAAACGAGGCCCCAGTGCTTTGACCTGGTCGAAGGACAAGCCCTCGACCACGCCCCACTCGTTCTCGACGACGATCTCAGGCATTGGACGCCACGATGATCGGGACCCCGTAGGAGCCGTCTGCATCAGAAATCGCCATGTCCGCGAACACCGACGGGGCGACCCGACGTGCCTGCTGGAACATCTCGAGCGACAGGCGCCGGATCTCGAGGTCAGCACCGTTGCCTCCGCGCAGCCAGAGGACGTGCCGCAGGAGGCGCATGTTGGGCGTCCAGAGAAGCCGCGTCTCGCAGGAGTTCGGCAAGTGCGCCCGGGCTGCTTCGTTCGCGCGCTTCGTGACGACGGTGGTGTCTTTCAGGGACTTGCCACGACGCCCGATCTCCTCGACGATGGACTGCTGCAAGGTGATGTAGGCCGCGCGAGCACGTTCGCAAGCACGCTTGAACTCGGTGATCTCGTCCGCGTTCGAGAACGCACCACCAGCGAGGTAGGACACGATGGGCGGGACGACGAACTGGATGTCCGAGGCATCGACGTAGCGCTGGGACTCCTGCGAGATCGCGACGCCGACGCGGTGGCGGACGAGTTCCAAGGACAGGCTGCGGGACACGCCCTGGATCGCGAAGTTGACGGAAGAATGCTCGAGCACCGAACCGTGCTCCATCTCGATGATGTTCCGGATATAGGCGCCGCGGTCGCGACCTGCCGTCCAAGCACGGTAGCAGTGACGGCCACCGAACTCGATCATGCGCTCGAGGGCGAAGTCGTCGTCCACGTCGTCCCAGAGACGGCCGAGGGGCGAGTCGAAGCCGCCGTTGACGTGATCGCCGAGACCGTTGAACTGGGCCCAGTCATTCAGGGCCTGCGAGTTGAACTGGGTCTGGCCCATCACGAAGACGTCGGGATTCCAGATGAGTGCAGTCATGGGTTGCTCCGTTGGTGCGGTTGTTGAGCCCTCAAGTTACGGCAAGTAACCGCGCATGTGCAAGGCAAGTTCGAGATGCCTTCGATTGATCTTAGGGCACCAACAGTGGTTTACTGGTTTTTCAACGTGTTAGCCATTGGCACCAACAGGCGGTCTCTGGGGTGTTGGTGCTTTTCGTCGTCAGTATAACTTAGTTATCAACTGGTTACTCGGTGGCACCAACAGCACCAACAGCACCAACGGCTAAACACATGCGCGCGAGCGTGATCGCGCGCGCATCTAGGCGTTGGTGGCTCGTTGGTGCTTCTGGCTGGATCTTCTTTTGTGGTCGCGGGCATAAGTCACTTATGCTAGAACGGGACCTGAAAGAGGGCCCCATCATGACACCAGCCGAGTTCAAGCGGCGGCAGTCTTCACTGGGGTGGACCAATGCCAAGATGGCGAGCCACCTACGCAAGACACCGCAGTCCATCTCCAACTACCGCAACGCGCGCCAACGCATCCCTGAGCATGTCGAAGTGCTACTGGACGCAGCCCTCAAGAGCTTGCGCAGCAAGGCGGTCTCCCCGAACTCGGGGCCCGACGTAGGGCAAGACGACTGACCGCCCAGCGCTCGCCTAGCGCTGAGGCGCTGTGCCGGTGATCACAGTGGGCCCCAGACGGCTTTGTAGCGCTCGTCCATGCCCATGATCATCCGGTCCCGATTTGTGTAGTACTCGACGACAGCCTGCTTGGTCAGTCCGCACTCGACTAGGCGCTGCCGATCCTTCAACCAGAAAGCCTCGACCTCAGCTTGCGTCAACGCGCGGTCGGGCAAGGTCACAGGCCGCGGGCAGGTGGCTGTGAGGGCTTCTGGCGCAGGATCGAGTTGCGGTGGTTCAGTCGACCGAATTGAGCCGGCGCACGCTTGCAGAAGGAAGAGCGCCATTGCCAGCAGTAGGGTCAGCTGCGCCTTCGCGCAGTAGGTCGTCAATCTGCGCATCTCGCAGCTCCTTTTCTTGAGTGAGTCGGTCGATTGCTCGCATGGCATCCTGGATCGCGCGCTTGTTCGCATCGGCAACGCGTTCAGCCTCCGCAGCCGCCGCAGCCAGCTGCGCAGCGCTTGCGGCATCCCAGCCTCTCTGGTATGCTCGGTGGTCGATGTAGACGAGCGCAGCCACGCCCGCAGCCAGCGCGAGGACGTAGGGTAGTGCTTTCCTGAGCAAGGCCGATCCGAGGAACGTCGCGAGCATCACCATTCTCCATATCCCGCAGGTGCTGCCTGCGCCCAGTTCGCCGTGGCGAAGTTCGCCGTCTGGATATCGGTGTTCACTTGCACCGAACCCATCAGGAAGATGTTGCCAACGAGGCCTGCAGGAAGGGCGATACCACCAGTGCCTGCTGCCGGATCCTGCGCGCCGCCGATCACGGTATTCCAGGCGAGGCCGTTCTTCCTGAACCAGACAAGGCGCGCGTCGAGGTCGATGGCGCAGCACAAGACGTCGCCGTTCGCGAAGGACGCGATGGTTGCAGTGCCTGCTGCACTCGTGAACCGCTGACCGTCTGTCACGAGACCCAGGCTGGTCGACCCATTGCCCACATAGTTGTTGAGAGCCGCCGCTGCCGTTGCGAACCCTGCCGCGATGAAGGACGCGGTGTGGAACTGCATGTTGAACTCGACGTAGTACTTGCCTGCCGACCGCGACCGCAAGGACCGCACAGACCGCCAGCCAACGCCGCCCGTCTTCGCAATGGTGCGACCAGCTCCCGAGATCGTGATCGAAGCGTCTTTGTCCGCCGGGTTCCATTCGGCGGCAAGGTTCGGGATGTTGACAGTGATCGGCAGGACCGCATAGTCGACCGAGGACTTGAAGTCGCCAGCCGTGCGGATCGAGTTCACGCGCACTTCTGCTTGCGCAGGATTGGTGCCCCACGCGAGCACGTTGAACGGGATGGTGGTTCCCGACGGGACCGACAGACGGCGCAGAGGAACCTGCTCGACCCCATTGAAGAAGGTCCGAATGTCGTAGGTCTCGGTGATGTCCGGAGTCTGCGCAGCGTCCTGCTCGTAGGTGACTGCGTCGAACTTGTTCCGGTTCGATGCGACCCAAGTGCAGGTCTGAGGTGCGGGTAGGACGACCGACGGCGTTCGGGACGCGTTGAGTTGCACGTTGCGCGGGCGCAGCGGACGGTCAGCAATGTCGGCCCATGATGCCAACTGGACTGAGATGGTTTTCAGTATGAAAGAAGGTGAAGAGTT